AAGGGCCCCGGTGCAGGGCCGTTCTTATGCGGTACCGAATCAGATGCCGCGACGCTGACCGGCAACCCGACGGGCTTGCAGGTCACGGTACGCCTGGGTACCCTCGTGCTGGCCGCCCATGCGGGTAGCCAGCTTGTGGACTTCGGCGGCGTACTCGGAAGCCGACAGCACCGCAGCCGGTGCGGCCGAGCCACCGGCGCCCGGTTGGACAGCCGACCGACCCTGCTGGGTGACGTTCGGGTCCTTGGACATCAGGTGACCGAGGTACATGGCCATCGCAATGGCAGCCACGCCGCCAGCCTTGAAGGCCGCGTTGACCTGGGCACGCTCATGGGGTTCGGCGTTCTTGCCAGCCCACTCGCGAATCTTGTTCCAGTTCTCCGCGCCGCCCACGCTGTCGGCGATCTTGGCGGTGATCTCGGCGTCGGCCTTCTCCTGCACGGCCTTGCTGGCCTCGTACGCCTTCTCGCCCAGGGCGATGAAGCGTTCCCAGCCCTTGGCCTTGTCGCCCATGGCATTCAGCAGGGCCTTGATCGGGGCGAAGTCGCCCGTCTCGGCAGCCTTCAGGGCCGGATGGTTCTCGCCGATGCCACGGGCACCGAGGAAGTCCATGCACAGGTCCAGGGCCGGGTCACCGGTGGGCTCGAAGACGATGGGCTTGTCTTCCAGGCCGTGGTCCTTTGGGTCGAAGGGCTTGTCCTTGTCGGCATCCGGGTCGTCCAGGTTCAGCGGATCGAGCTTGACCTCGGGCTCGCCGGGGTTGGTGTTGTCACCGGGGTTGGGCTGGCTGCCCGGCAGCTCAGCACCAGGGGCCGGGTTGCCGGGGGCGGCAGGGTTGCCAGGGGTGCTGGCACCCGGGTTGCCACCCGGGGGTGCGGAGGATGCGGGTGCTGCGACTTCGGACATTGGTCTTCCTTATTGCGGTGGTTGTTGGGTCGAGTTGGCACCGGCTGCGATTGCGGCCTGGGTGGCCGCTTCTCGCTGGGCTTGCTCGTCCAGATACTGCTTGTATTCCTCGTCGGACTTCAGGTATGGGGTGAGGTCGATGCCCCACCCGTTGCCAATGGAGTCGGCGAGGGCGTTGAACTTCAGCCGCCCCTGGAGTTCGGGCGGCAGCTGGGACACGAGGCCCAGGTCGTTGAGGGCACCACGCAGGGCCTGGAGGTCGCCGTCGCGGGACAGAGCTTCCAGGCCGGTGATGATGACGAACTCGATACCCTTCTTGAGGATCTCGTTGTCGACACGATTGATCAGCCACTTGGCGACGGGCTTCTGCAACTGGATGCCCAGGGCCGAGTACACACCACCGAAGGCAGTCTCCAGTTCCTGAGCCAGCTGGCGGATCTCCTCAGCCGTCACCCGCTCCGCATTGCGGACGGTGTTGCTGAACAGGAGGAACGCCTGCGAGACTTCCTTGACGTAGTTGTCGCGGATGTTGCTCGCCACTTGCAGAGCCTGGAAGTTGCCAGCCGTGACCGTAGCCACGTCGCCTTCGCGACCGGGGAGGGCATCGCCGTTGCGGGACTGGTTCAAGTCCTCGGGGCTCATCTGCCCGGTCGGGTTGACCAGGAAGCGAATCTCCGAGTTCAGGACCGCGCCGTCAACGACGGACTCGGACATGGTGGACAGGGCCTCGAAGGCACCGTTGTAGTCCTCGACCAGACCCGTACCGTAGTCAGCCTCGTCGGCCAGATCCCATGCGATGGGGTAGTACGGGAAGTCGTCGAAGGTCCACTTGGATGCGAACTTCTCGCCCAGTTCCTCGGTGTCCACCCACTGGGTCATCGTGTAGCCCGTCGGGGTACGCTTGATCCAGCGGTAGTAGTCGACCTCGGTGTCGTCGTGGCGGGGCACGACCTTGGCCTTGACCTCCTCATCCAGCTGATCGAAGGGCAGGCACTCCTTGATCACGATCTCCATGACTTGGCCATGGATGTCGCGCTTCAGAGTGTAATACTTGATGGACATCACCCGGATCTGATCATCCTCCAGGTGGAGGAGGATGTTGCCGGTGATGATCAGCGAGCGGACTGCTTGGTAGAGCTTGTACCGCTGGCCGGTCTTGTCCAGTTCAGCACTGGCTTCCCGTTCGATGTTGCCCAGGGCCTTGGCGAGGACGCTCTCGTCCATCCCAGCCTCAGTCAGCTGCGCCTTGGCCTGCTTGTCCGGGCCCGCTCGGAAGAACGGACGGCTCGGACCGAACAGCGTGAGCATGAACTTGTTGGTGAGGTGGTTGACGCACTGGGCACCATTCGACTGGTAGTCGAGAGTCTGCTCCAGGTCCGTCTTACCCCAGTCCTTGGGCAACAGCACCTTGGGGATGGTGAGGCGGGCGAATCGCTCGCACTTGTCGATGAGTCCAGGCCGCTCACCGTCCAGCTTCTGCCACGCCTGCTCGGCGGTGTAGGGCATCGTCATGCTCTCTCCTTAAATCTGGACCCCGGTCAGCACACGGCCGAACGCGGAGCGTCGCTTGACTGCAACCTGCCCGCCCTGGTCCTGCTGAAGCTGGACGTCGGCGGTTTGCAGGGTGCCCTGGTTGAGCTTGGCGGCCTTCTCGGATGCGGCTTGGCGCTCCATGGTCAGGCGTTGCTGGTCGGCGACCGACTGGGCGGCCACCTGTGCGGCCCGTGCCTCGGCATCAGCGGCTTGCTTGGACGCGGCGAGTTGGGCATCGGTGTTGCGGTTGGCAGCGTCAATCTGCCCCTGCACCCCCGTGATCTTCCGTACGAACCCCATAGGGGACCTCCTTGAACAGTTGATGACCCATGACGCGGTAGCCATGGTCCTGATAGGAGGGGAGCATCATGCCGTGCTGGGTGTCACCCACAGCGATGGCACTGGCCTTGTACTTCGCAGCGAGGCCATCGAGCGAGGCGATGGCATCGTTGAGGGTTGCCTTCCTCGGCGCGATCTCGGGGAGGTCGGGCCAGCGGACCTCGTTGTCGATGCCGGGCACCCACAAGATGATCTGCTCGATCAGGTACGTGTGGGGGCTGTACCAGTCCGACCCAACGTCCACCATGATGAAGTACGCACCCACGAAGTAGGCACGCCCCTCGTGGATGGCATGGTGGACGGACAGCTCAGCTGTCATGGGGTCGGCGTACTTCATCTGCGGAGCCCGGCTTTTTCCGAGCAGGGCGATGAGGGCCTGCATGATCAGCGGGACTTCGTGAACGGTAGCCTGCCGGATCATTGGTACACCTGATCAGCAATGAAGCCAGTGCGGAGCGCTGCCAGGACATGCTGGACACCGACGAGGTACGCGGCCTCGTTCTCGGTGCCCGGCTTTCCGATTCGCGGCAGCTGGGATTCCAACTTCGCATAGACCTCGGGGGAGAGGCGGGTGATCACGATGGTCGTGACCTTGGGGGCCGGCTGGGTGGCCGGGGTGATCAGGTCACGGACCCATTGCATGAATCGCTTGAGCATCTTGCTTTCTCCTATCTTATGCGGTACCGAATCAGAAGTTGATTTGGTACCCCATAAGAACACCAACGCTTAACTGAAGAAGAACTGACTTTGCAGCACTTCGCGAATCTCCAAGCTCCCAGGTTCGGGCGGCTCAGGGATGGACGGGTAACGAGCTTTCAGGTCTGCCAACGGATCACACCCCTCGTACATCGACACGAACTCCTGACGGATAATCTCGAACAGCTTCTGGCTATTCGCGGCATGCGTACCATAATCATCATGGATCATGGCTAGATCATCTATCCCAGCGGACCGGGCGGCGGAGGCGGTGAGGTGGAGGTGAGCAGCATCCAGGCTGTGGACGAAGTTGGGAGCCATACCATTGGCATGACGACTCTTCGAGGGCACGTCAGTCTCCGCATTGATGCGGATCTTCATACCTCCTGCGATGTGGGTATGGATTCGGTGAGCAGTCTCCTCGAAGTAGGACTGTGCAGCAGGGAACCCAGACGGGCTCATCCACTGGATGATGGGCTCCGCTTCCTTAGGCAAGGTACGCAGGATGATGCCAGAGCATCGCTTGAGCCAAGCCATACACTCGACACCCTTGACCACGATGTCACCGATTGCAGGCCATGCTGCATCCATCAGCACGGTGGCTGCGGTGAAGTGATCCTTGGGGTCGAAGCGTGGACCTTCGCCACGACGCAGGGTATCCTCGATCACGTAGTCGATGGCCGACCGCTTGGTCACACCATACGGCGTGGTCATCACGGATCGCTTGACGTAGCTCCGGCTGATGCCGTGCTCCAGCCACATGAGGCGGATGCGTTCCTTCTCCGGCTCCTCGTACCGCATGTCTTGCAGACGGATCGTGGCAGCCTCGCCGACGCGGCGGTAGATATCCTCCATCGTCGCATTGGGAACGAGGTTGGTAGCCTTGCCGCCGACCTCATCCCGCAGCACAGCCGACAGGTTCTGCAACCCGTTGCAACTCCCGTCCATGGAGACGGGGATGCGGGAGACGAAGGTGCCGTCGTTGTCATAGTACCACTCGGCGTACTCGAAGCACCACGCCAGGAACTGGAACGGGTCACCGGCATCACGCCAGCCCAGGTTGTCCAGTGGTTCCTTGGCGAACGCCAGGATCTTCTCCTGGTTGTCCACCACCCACTGGTGACGCTCGGCAAGGGTGGCCTTGTCGAAGCCCCACTTGTTGGCACCCTGCACGTGGAACCAGCGGACTGCTTCCGGCGTGTCGAGGGGCAAGCCCTTGGCGAAGTGGAGCAGGGCCTTCTGCATGTCAGAGCCCTGCGGGTTGATGCCGGTCGTCATCGGGTAGAGCCGACCACGGCTGTCCGCGAAGTAGACGAAGTACAGGGCAGGGTAGCCCAGGTACATATCGGCCATGCGGGTGGTCGTGTAGAAGCGGCTGTACTTCGTGGCCCGCAGCTTCCTCTCGGTGTGCCACTCGCTGACCCGTCGCTTCCACGACACGAACTCGGCCCGCTTGTCCTCCGGCCACTGGTCCTTTGGCGTGGTCGTCGTCCAGTCGTCCGACAGCCAATGCGGCGGCGTCGGCTTCGGGATGTCCTGAAGCGTCGTCACCTCGCCAGCACCGGCGCCCTTCGCCAGCTCCCGCATCACTTCGAGCATGCGGCCATTGACGGCCCAGGCGGTCCTCTGGAGCGCGTTCACCGCGTCCAGCACCCTCGG